ATCTTCGGTGTCAGCGGATGATGCTTCATGAGGTCAATGGCTTCCTGAGTTTTGTTTCGTACTCGTTCTTTCATTGCGCTCATGTCACCATTAGCTGTAGCAATGTTTAGTGTTCTGGTATTAATAGTATCAGTAACAAATCCAGTTGTAGTACGACCTGCTACTGTTTGCCTTCTACTGGTTGCTGCATCAGTAGTACTTACGCTGATACTAGCAGTAGATGTATCACTACTAGCAGTTCTACCAGTCCAAATAGTCTCCCAAGAATCCCAATTTATTGGACCAAATCCTGTTTGAGGATCAAAACCTTCAAATTCAAGTTGCTGTTGAGTTGCAGTAAAATTGTCTATTTCAACTCTATTTGTTTCCAACCTTACAGTATCCACCCAAATGTCAGATGAAGGGAATAATTCCAAAGACCCATTATAAGTTTTTACTAAAAATGGGGTTACATTTTCAACTCTGGTTGCAAATGGTTGCCTGACTTCAACTTCATCTACATAATTTAATGTTAAAAGTTGCCCTGTTCTTTTTATTCCAGTTCCAATTAAATCACTAGTAAATCTAGTATCTATTAGTGGATTAACATCGGTTCCGATACCCAATAAAGATTCTGATCCTAAAATTAAATCTATTTCTGTTGTATAATGAGATGGTCTTAATTCACCATGTTTTGGGTCAATTGAGTTTTTAATTCCATTTGATGTCAATTGTAACGTTGGTGTAGTAAAATTATCTACAAAAAATCCTGATTTAAATCTGTCCAAACCATTAGAATCTATTATTTTTAAATTTTCAGTTTTGGATTCTAATAGAGATAATGTGGTGTAAAATTCTAAATTTTTAATTCTATTCTCTAAAGAATGAATATCTTGCATTCTATATCTTTTATAATTTAAAGATGTAATTCTAACATCTTTAGTATTACACAAATATGGTGAGAGATAAACATTTGCAATTTCTAAGGAATTATCCTGAGGAGATGGTAATTCTGGGAAATCAGATGGTATTCCTTGTACTACAGTAAATGTACCAGTAGTATCTAAATATATTCTATCAATTCTGGGCAAATAATACGAAAATCCTAGATTAATTGACTCATCTGAGGCTAAAATATTATCAGCAGAATTTTCTGTTCCATTAAAAGTTCTACCTAAAAATTCAAATGGAGATCTCACATTTTCCGCAACACTAAATTCAGAAACTCTAGGTCTAATATCTAAAATATCACTACTATTTGATCCATCATTCATTGCAGGAATATCACAATAATCAAATTGTCTATAAGAATCCACTACAGTAATATCTCCAGTTTCAGATGAAGGAATAACTGCAGATTCATATACTATTTTTATTTTTTTAGTTGGAGCACTAAATTTAGGAAGTTTTATTAATTTAGAATAATTTAAAATAGTATTTTCAGATCCAAATTCAAAACCATAATGATCTGTAATATTTTTTGAACCTATAGTTGAAGAATCTATTACAGCTTCTATACTTGATTCCTTAAATTTAACAGTTTCCAACTCTTGAAATGTGTTAGAATTTAAATATATGATTCCTATTTCAAAATCATTAAGTTTTTCTGCAACAATAGCAATTGCGTTACTATTACTTCCAAGTAATTCTTCACCCAAAAGAATATCTTCAGTTTTTGCATTTGGTCCAGTAATTTGAGATAGTATTAATGATGGAATTTTTGGTGCATTAATATCAGATGATTCAAATATTCCATAAAGTTCTGTTACTTCCGGTATTAATAGACATATTTCAGGATCTTGAACTCGTGTTCCAAATGGGTAATTACCATAAATTAATCCATCATTAAGTGTTGTCCCACCAATTCCTGATGATGCATTAATTGATTTATCTACTATTATTGAAGATACTCTATTTTTATTTTTTATTCTTGATTTAATATTTACTTTCCTTAAAGTTGCTATAAGTCTAGCATTTAAGTCATTAAGTCCTAATCCATTTATCCTAAGTTGGGATGAATTTGAACTAAATTCAAATTTATCTGAAGTTAAGATTTCATTTTGTCCGTTTGATCTAGTTAAAGTATATCTGCCTTCATCAAAAGGAAGAAAATTTAAATCAGTTCCGGCATCAATAATTTCTGTTGAATTATTTTGAATTACAATTTCATATTCTTTTCTAATTGTAAGATTAGAATTTTGTAAATTTACTGATGATATGTATGGTTTTGGTAGAAATGTGTATAATTTATTTTGATCAGAAATGTTTAGAGAAGTTTTTAATACTTTTAAATCATTTACATTTAAAATAGAATTTGGCAAAGACCCACTACATACTCCTTGAACTGAAGTAACGGAGGTTATTACCAATGAACTTCTATTAACTGTAACTACTGATGCAAAAGATGGAACAGTTATCCCAGGAGTTGAATATGAAACTATGTCTCCAACATTGACGGAACCAATAAAAATAAAATTAGATGAAGTTATCGTAGATATACCAGAAGATTGTTGAGTTATAGATGCAGATCCAATTGTGGTAGTAGGAGTTAACTTTACATCTGAATTAAAAGTAGATGCTGCACCAACTAATCCATAAATTGATTTAACATCAGATATTGAGTAATTAACAATTGCTGTTGATATTCTTGTTTCAGAAATAGAATCAAATATTAATTGCTCACCTATAGCAAAAGTTCCTGTTATATTATATGCGGTAATAATTCCAGTTTGAGAAGCATTGTATCTTAAAAATCCAGATGCTCCACTAGATCTACCAACAATTCTTGTAGGGAAAGATATACTTTCTATATTTTCATTTAAAGTAAACTCAGTGTAAGTTTGAAGATCAAATAAAGAAATTTCCCACTCATTTAAATTTGGAATTAGTGAATCATATGATCCAGATTGAAGTTTAAAATCATATACTCTTGCTAATCCAATTTCTTTACCTGTAGGTAATTCCGAATCAGTTCCAACTCTAGAATTTCTCAATTCAATTATAAATGGAGAGTCTGAATTAATTGTTGGAGACCCATAAACTCTATTTAAAGTTAATGAAGAACCGGTTGTGTAATTAACACTTTGATCTTGTAAAGTATTAGTTGTTCTAGGTTTTTCTGCATCAATATATGTAGTACCTTTTACATCAATTTCATAACCTTTTACGAATGCTTTTCCAGGAGTTAATTTATATGTTGCTAAATTTTCTGATGGAATATTATTATTATAAGTTAATTGATTATTTAAAAATATCCCATTATTACCTTTTAAATTATTTAAACTTTCTTTTATAGAAATTGAAAATGGATTTACATAAAAATCACCAGAGGTTTCATAAGTTCTTCTTGCTATTTCTTGCTCTAAAACATTATATTGAGGATTTTCTTTTATATTTTGTATTTCACCCTCTCTAATTTCCAAAAGTTCTACAAAATTCTCATTTTTGTCTTCACTTATATCTTTTTTTACTAAAAATGCACTTATTTTTAACCTATCAGCACCGGGAGCTGCGTAGTTATTAAATCCCTGAGCGTTATCACTTAAAGATTCATCATCATTTGCAGTTATAATTTCTTCAACTATTTCTAATCCAACTCTATATGATGGAGTATTAGAATGTGAATCCAAAACTAAAAATTGATAATAGACATTTACGAAAGTTCCTCTGATATAATACACTCCGTCAGAAATTACTACTCCGGATCCAATAGAAGAAGCATTTCTTAAAATTGCATTTGCAAAACCTTGATTTTCTTGAATTATAACTCCATTTATACTAATAGTTTCATCTAAAAGTAAAGTTTCTCCATTAGAAAAAACAGTTTCTGAATTATTCCCAGAACTTAAATATCTTAGATAGAAAGTAAATGTACCTCTATCTTCCCTTTCATCTAATATTGATACAATTTTTGCTTTTATATTTGTAATACTACCAGTAATTGTTTTTTCTAAAATACCTTCTATATAATTTTCTAAAGAAATTCCTAAAAATTCTGGCTCTACTTCTACTGCAAAAAGTTGATTATTATAATTTATTTGCCCTGGTATAACTACAGATCCTTCTTTAAATACATGATTTCCAAATTGTTCAATTTGATTTTGTAATACTGATTGCAATCCAGTCAGTTCCCTAGCTTGTACAGGAAAAGATGGTTTGAATAAAATCTTATAAAAGTTTTTACTCACATCAAAATCATCAAAATACGGAGATATGTTTAGATTAGTTTCCTGTGGCATAGTATTTAGAATTGCAATACGATTTTGATGTCTTCTTTTTGATTAATAGACCTAAGTATAGAAGGTCTATTATCAACATAAATTATATTTCCAGTATATTTTTGTACTTCTGGATTAGATATTCCTTGAACAAATGACTGACCTAGATTTACATTATTTATACTGGTTTCTGGGCTTGACACTGTTCCAAAAGCATTGTCAATTTGTAGTGTTTTAGATCCACCTTGAATACTTAAAGTACCAGAACCTGTTATAAATGAAGAAAACCTATGTATTTTTAATCCATATGTCGGAAATTCATTTTTAGATCCATCATAATTAAATCCAACTGTAGACCTATCTTGCCAGTATTTTAAAATGCCGGTTTCTTGATCGTATGATATTACTTTTCCTACAGCAGTCTCTGCTGTACCAACTGTTTGTGATATCATAGAATTTGGAATGAAAATAGTTTCCTTAAAATCTTCTTCATTTGGAGATATTCCTTTTAATTTTAAAGCAAATGTTCCACTTGCAGTATCTAAATTTAAATTTTCTAATGTGTCATATTTTCTAGGATTTTCTACTAGTCCTATTCTAGAAATTTTATTACCAGTAATAAAGTCTGGATTATTTACATCATTTTCTATTCTAGAAAAAAGTAAAACATAATAAGCGCCCAATTCTCGGTATATATCAAATCCATGCCCACCTTGAGGAGGTAGTATAACCTCAAAAATTGGATCAACTTCTTCAGCCACTATACCAGAAGATCTCCAATCAACACTTGCAAATGTATATCCAAATCCACCATTAGTAATATCAATAGATTCAATTCTGGAATTATTACCTATAGTTATTGAAGCAAAAGCACCAAATCCATCCCCAACTATTGGAACTGTAGTTATAACTCTTGGAGCACCTAAACCAGATCCACGATTTTTTATAGTTACAATTTTCAATTGTCCACTTGTTTGAGAATTATTTTTAACAAGAGAACTTTCTCCAGAAGATCCCCAATCTCTTGGAACTGGTATATAATCAGTTGAATCAAATTTTATAATTTCAGATGGTTTTATTGTATATAAATATTTCCAGATATATCCATCACCATTAATTCCAGCTGGCCTAGGTTCAAAATCTGTAAATGTTGGTTCATCTAATGATGGATTTCCTTGAAAATTATTTTCGGGAGAAGCACCATTATATAAACAAATATAAACTTTAAAATCACTATTTACCACATAAAAATCTGCTAAGTATAGACTTGTAGAATTTGATGGTTTTGATCTTTGGTCACTTGGTTCCAAATCTCTGCTTATATTGTGACGATACATATCATAAATATCTCCACTAGTCCATTCTATTTTCCTTACAACTTGCCTTACGTCATCACTTTTTATTTTTTTTAATGATATTATAGTGTCCCAATAATTATTTTCTTCATCAAAATTATCTTTTGGGGCAGGTGGAATTTGATCCCAATTGGATTTTAAATCATTTGAATTGGAAAGACCTATGAAAGAATAATAAGAATTATCTAAAGATACTACTTTATCTACAAAAGATTTTGCATTACTAATTCGTAGTTGATCAGTTATGATTGCAGACATTTTTATATTGTTTTATTTATTTATTTATGGTAAATAAGTATCAAATCTTAAAGGATTTTTTCTCCTTACAATTGGATACGATGATATTTCAGAAATTTCTGGAATATCTATATTAAAATCTATTGGAGATGATCTAAATGGTGCAGTTATTTTACCCCAACTATATCTACCATAAATTTTATCAGATCCAAATCCAACTATTCCACCATAAGAATCTACAGATACAACAACTTTTGTAACATTTGTAACTCCGACACCTACAACATCAATTTCATCATTATAAAAGTCTATACATTCATAGATATTATTTAAAAATAAAGATCCCACTGATACTAAATTCTTATCTACATCAAAACTAATATTTGGATTTCCAATTGATGTTCCAGAAACTACAAATCTGTGTCCAGTTTCTATTCCACTTATACCTTGAGTTGAAATTCCTACATTTAAATCACTGTTTCTCAAATAAGAATCTATAGGTACAAATAAATCAAATACTATACAAGTATTTGAAACTCCCACAATAGAAGTGCTACTAATTCCTACAATATTACCAAAATCTCCTTCAAATTTACTTATATTTGTAATTTTTTCATAATAAGTACTTCTTATCCCAACAGTATCTTCAGTATTTGATATTATTTCTATGATATCACGAGATTTTAAAGAAATATTTTCTTTTGAGTAATCAAAAAATAATTTTACAGTTTCTACAAAAATTTCAGTATCACTAGAAGATACATTTTTTATTATACTGGAAACTGGATTTACTTTTGGTTCATAAATTTTCCTATCTTTTGTTATAGATTTTCCAAAAATATATAAGTCATTATTTTGTTTACACCAAATTACCGGTCTTAAAAGATTTTCATCAGAGGATACTCCAATATCTGAATACTTGTTAGTATCTGCAGTATCAATAGCAGATATCAATTCAATTATTCTAGATTTTTGTGATAATTTTTTAATATCACTCTTTATAGTTAAAGTATCACCAACTTTAGGAGAATCTAGAATATCTACAAATTCAACATCAATATCAGCAGTGCCTTTATAAAATAAAATTTTAGATGTATCGCCAAAATAAGTAGGATTATCTATTCTACCTCTAGGTGCTTCTTTAAATTTAAGGACACTACCAGTAAATGTATAATTTTTAAATGGAATTTGCAGGACATCATTTATAAACACTAATAATACATATTCTAATTCAATGGGAGATCCTTTTTTCTTTGAAATTGATATTGGTTTTCCTTCTAAAGAAAGTTGAAAGTTTTTATTTCTGGCATTAAATTTTGTATCTAAATTATCCAATACCTCAAATTGTCCCATTGACCAACCAGAAAATTTTGGATTAAATACTTCATCTACAAAAATTTTAAATTCATTCAATAATGTATTAGAAATTGTAGGTATTCCAATTATCCCACTTAATGGTACTGTTAGAACATCTCCTTTATTATATCCATATCCATAATTATTAAGATTAAAATCAATAATGTTATTGCCTTGACCAACTACAAGATCTATGGTTGCTTGAGTTCCAATTCCAATTTGAGAAGTATTACTGTAAATTAAAGGAATATTAGTATACCCTATAGGTGAATCAAAAATAACTTCAGGTGGATTTGTATAAGAATATTCAGAACCGGGATTAGTAATACTAACACCAACCACATTTCCATTTATTACAGATGCAGTACCAATTATTTCAATATTGGGTACTCCTGAACTGTAAGTTTGAACTCCAACTTTAATTTGAGTTTGTATTCCAACCCTATATCCAGAACCACTGTTACCTATACTTATGTTTGAAATAGTTCCTGCAACAGAAACAATTGCAGTTCCTCCAGCAGAAACTAATGGTTGATAACCAAATCCAGAAGTAGACCCAACCGAGGAAATAACACCACCAAAAGGAATTTCTGATGTGTTTATATCAGATGGATTAGAAATACCAGCGCCGACAAAAATTATTTTTGTCTCGCCCAACTCTTCTTTTAGATAATAACTTTCGGTAACATTTGATAGTATAGTACCTTTGGGTGACTGATAAATATTGTTAATTAAAACAACTGCATTATCAGTAGATATTCCAGTAATATTTTGTTGATTACTTTTGAGGGTAAATTGTGTGGTTATTCCATTAAAATTATTTGAAATATCATCAAATAAATAATTTGTATTATAAGTATCTTTATTATTTAAAGGTATTCCGGATCTTAAAAATACTCTACCATCAAAAGAAGATGATGTTTGAATTCCTATATAATCTATCTCATCAACTGGATCAGTAATTTTTGGATCAGGGCTTAGTCCATAAGGAGGTGATGCAAAATATAGTTTATTATTTACTATATTGTAGTTTCCCTGAAGTTTTCTAACAAGTGATCCAAGTAAATGCTCTCCTCTATTAGTACCCAAAAAATTTCTTTTAATTGTAACAGAATTAGTTGATCCAATTCCAACAGACAAAACTTTCATAATTTCATCACCAACTTTCACTAAATTTCCCGTTGAAAACATTTTTTCATCATCAACTTTTATCTGAAAATCTTCTAATGTGACATTTTCAGATAAAATAGATGTTTGCCCCATAGAAATAATTGGAGATTGTATTATATTGTCAATACTAATTAATGTTTTTACATTCTGATTTTTTGATACTATTTTGTGTAAATTTTCAATCCCCAATGAATTAAAAGATAATGTTTCTGGTAATATTTTCAATGCATTTTCTGCAGATTTTGCTAACTTTATTTTTATATTATCTACTTTAACAACAAAAACTTCATTTGGTAATTTATCAGTTAAACCTATTCCTGCAATATTTGTCTCAGTTATTCCTATAGAATTTACTGAACTATTTTCATCGGATTCATCAGAAATATATTTTACTTTTTGTCCGGTTACAAAAAAATGATTTGGTAATAGTATTGTATTATTATTTAAATCAACTACAGAAGCACTACTACCATTAAAAAATCTTTCAAATATTGGAGTTCCCTTATGAGTTAAATTGAAATCAGTTATAGCATCTCCATCACCTGCTCTACTCAGTCCTGAAATAAATTGGAGATTATTTAAATCAAATATGTTAGAAGAATCTGGAACTTCAATAATAGAAGATATTTTCTTCTGATAGATAACAACTTCAACATCAATATCTTTATCTGGAGTGAATAATAACTCAGTATCTAATGTTTTTAATGCAGAAAATGTTCCAATAGTACCACCAGAAGATAAAGATGCAAATTCTATAGAATATGATTGAGTCCTACTATTAATTACTACTATTTCGGATAATTGTATACGATTATTAGTTAAATCGGTACATTGAGCAATGTAGTATGATGATTGATATACAAAACCATGAGAACCTACACCAACTGCTATTGGATTTGATGTTGCTGGTATTATAGTTTTCTTAGACTCTATTGTAACATTTGATAAATCTTGTTTTCCTGGAGTTGAAAAATTGGTATTTGCTATTGAAATAATTGAAGTATTGAATGTAGAAGTATCTAAAATATTCACATTTGGAATAAAATCTACAAATATACTATTATTTTCTTTATATGCATAATAAGTTCCTAGTCCAGTGGAATTCTCCATTGACAATGAACCAGAAAAAATAGTTCCATAATTTGCAAAAATTAAATCATTTTCGGAGTGCGTAAAGTCTATCTCATCAAATTGATAATTGTCACCAACTGTTAATTGTATATTTAATTTTGTTGAACTATAATTAGAAGAAATTCCAATAATTTTTGAAAAGTTATTTGTTGTAGTTTTGTAAGATCCAACTTCAATCAAATCACCTAAAAAAAATGAATCTACTATACTATTATTTTCTTGAAGTAATTGAGAAGAAACAAAGGAATATGTGTAATCATTTATTCTATTGTCTATGGGAAAAAATAAAAGAACACCAAATCCACCATCTTTAATAACATCAAATTCCCCTAAATCTTTTAATGTAAAAACTTTTGCATATTGATTTATTAATAAATCTCCGCCACTATCGGAATTTAATAAAGTTAATATATTAAATTGAACATTATCAGGAAATCTTTCATCAATTACATTAATAAAAAACTTTTTTACTCTTACGTTTGAATTTGACATTAAATCCTCTATAATACGAATCTATTTACAACATTAAGTCTTTCGTTACTTCTAAATTGACTACTAATATCATCTATTTGTAAAACTCGGTTTCCAATACAATTAAAATAATCAATTAGTTCTCTAGATTCAAAAATTATTTTATCTGATGCCAATTTTTGGTCAAATAAGTTACTAGTTTCACTAACTAAATCATAATCGTGCTTACAATTAATATCAGACACTGATATCAAATCCGCAATAGAAGTAAAATTCCCGTTATTTTGAGAGGTTTGTATTCCCAAATAACTTTTATCTTGAACTTCTATATTTAAATCTGAAAATTTCTTGAATCCAGATGTATGATTTAAAGAACTTACTGCGTTATTCCAATCATCAACTTGAACTCTAGATTTTAATGAATAAGAGAAATATTGATAATAATAATTATCTGCAATTCTTTGTAGATCATCATTTAAAAATCCATAATTATTTTGCCATGATCTGATAACTATGGAAGATGAATCTATATTATAAGAAGAATCAAAATTAAACTTATCAATTATTAATCCCCTTGAATTAGAAGACTTACCTGTAAGTACACTATTTATTTTAAAATCTTGTGTTGTACTTACTTTCAATAACTCATTTTCTTTATCCCAAGATTCGACTATTCCAACATTACTGCCTTCTACTACTTCTTCTCCGACAAAAAATATATTTTTTTTCAATGAAATTTCAAAAATAGGAAAATATTTTTTTGGAGTAACTATACCAAAAGAATTTTGATCATCAAATTGGCCGAATATTTCATTGTCTTGAATAAAATTGGACGCATCTAATTTTATATAAGCATTTTCTCCTCCAATTTCAGGTTCTATTTCTTTTATTGAAAAAAGTTTATAGTCATAATTTGAAGAATTGTAAGATTTTCCGGTATTATGTACTATATTAGTATTTTCAATCAAAACTAAATCTCCATTAATGAATGGAAATTCATTAATATTTGAATAACTATCGCGTAAAAACACTTTTATTTCTTTTTCACTTGAGTTATACCCAATATTAACAATACCAATACCATTAGAATTATTAATTGGCACTATCTCAGGAGTTACATTAAAAATTCCAGTAGTATTTCTAATTATTTCTACAAAATTTTCACCTAAACTATAATTTAAAGATATATCACTTACAATTTGTTTAGTAAACCCATCAATAAGAATCAAATTTGGACTCAAATTATAATTTTGCCCAGAAGAAATTACCTTTATAAAATTTAATGTTGTCAGTGGATTTATTCTTAAAATTTCAGGTATTTTAGCAGAAGGTCTTAAAGTTTTATCAGAAAAATAATCAAATCCAATATCTTTTATTGCTATTTTATTAATTTTTCCTATTGTATTTGTTTTTGGATTTAAAATAGCACCAGAACCAAATTCAGTTAGTATATTTTGAATAACTGGTAGTTTTTTATAGTTTCTACCTTTAGATTTTATCTTAACTTTTGATATTGATCCCAAACTGTTTTTAGAATTTGTTGTATAATTTATTTTTGAACTTGTATTATTAACATAATTTAATTTTTCTGGGGGGGTTTTTAAATTGAACTCAAAATAAGTAGACCCAATACCAGTTATTGTGTGGTTATCAAAATAAACACTCTTAATTATAGAAATTTGATTATTTCTGGATATATTAATATCGTCAACAAAATACTCTAATTTTTCAAAAAAAACATTTTGCTTATCTGGAATGGATAAATTATAATATATTTTTTTTATAATATTATCTGTTATAGTTAAAATTAATCTAGAATTTGGATTAGATATCTCACCAATCTTTTCAACATTAAATTCATTATTTCCATAAAAAATATTTCTATACTCATTATCTTCATATAAATTAAAATCAAATCCTTCTAAAGAAGAATCGGACAAATCAAATGTTACAGTTTCATTATCATATAATGATAATGCCGGATTTACTAAAGAAAGAAAAAATGGGTTTGTTTCTGGAGTATAAGATCCCAGCAAATCTATTGAAACAATATCTGTATTAGTTAAAGAACCATAGTATGTTCTGGATAATTTTATTTGATTAGAATTGACTCTTGCTACATAAAACTTTTCCCCATCACTTATTCCAATTGGTGGATTGAATGAATTGAATAAAACTTTTTGTCCACGAATAAATTTATGATTTTCAATGACTAGAATATTATTTTCCTCATTAACATTATCAATTTCTTGTTTATCAAAAATTAAATTTCGTGAATTTGTATCATAATAAAGTTTAAAAGTGTGAGTATTTAATGATTTTAATTCTAAATCTAAATTATCACCAACTTCAAGAAAATGTTGCTCCTCTGTATTTAATTTTGATACAATATTATTAATGGTTACTTTAAATGTATTTGAATAATTAGTAGTTAAAATATGATTATCACCCTCACCAAATGAAGTAAAGTATAAAATTGATGTTTCAGTTCCTATTCCAATAAAGTTTCCATCTGAAGATAACCCTACTTTTTCGGTGGATATTCCGATAAAATCATTTGAAAGTTTAGCAACAAATACACTAGTTTCATCTTCAAGTATAAATTGATCTATTCCATTATTTGATACTACTATTCCCACTCCAGTGTTTGCAGTATATATTAAGTTATCTCCTGTATTTAAATTATGACTTGGCAGATAAAGAGATCTTGATGGAACAAATACTTGAGTGACCCCAACACCCGGATTTGATATGGTTATAGTATTTCCTACACCAACACCAAAACTTGTTCCTATACCAACGGTTTCATTTGGGTCAAAATAATATCTCCTATTAATTTGAAAATTTTGATCAAAAGGAATATTGGAATAAAATTTTCTTGGATCTTCAATTATTAAAGTATTTGCAAAATGTTCAGTTATAATAGTTGAATCATAACCTCTTAAAACTTTTATTCTTTTCCCAGATAAATCTATTGATAATATTTTTATTTTTTCATTGTCTATTATAAAAATATCGTCTTCCATAACATATGGATATTTAATATCACCGTATATATCAAAATATGCTATTGGTCCAGTTACTCCAAAATTACCAACATTATTTCTTAATACCAATTGTGTAGGAAATACTTTTACCTGATAAAAATCATCATCAAGTATTATAGAATTTACACTACATTCGCAAATCGTAATATAATTACCAGTTTTTAAATTATGTGGATTGGAAGATATCCCAATAACACTATCAAAAATATTTGATTTTTTAAATTGAACATTTTGAATTTCACTCACTTCAGTATTAATATCAATAACATTTTTTCCTATTATTTTTGATATTTCTGCTGATGATCCTGACCCAAAATCATTATCTGAAGTTTTTAATAATATTTTTTCACCAACTTTGTAATTATTTCCAAATAATTCAATTTCAATTTTATCTAAAGTTCCATATTCTGTGGATGAAACTTCGGAATCTTGATTTTTAATAGAATTTGAATTTAAAATATATTCATATTTTGTTTTATTTGATAAAAACTTATAAGGTTCAGTATTTCTAATCCATTTCTTTTGGTTTATGTCAATATCATCTTGATTAGAATCTTTATTAAAATTGAATTGTATTGTTTCTGATCTGTAATAATCCCCAATAATGTAAGGAAATTCTGGGTTAAATTCTTCGTCTA